CGTTTGAGCGAGGTGGCTAAAATAGACCCACGGCTGGCACTATATATGTTTGATATCGGGGTTAATCTAGGGCCAGTGTGGGCGATCAAGTTCCTGCAACGCGCATTAGTTACATTAGGGTGCCAAGTGATTATAACCGGGCGACTGAGTACTACTACATATCAGTCCCTTGAGTCTTTAAGGGATATCGAGCGCAATTCCGCGTATACCATGGTGGCCGCACATCACGCTATGCACTATATTGGTCTAGTAGCCAAGCGCCCTAAAATGGGTAGGTTTATTAACGGGTGGCTTAAGAGAGTGAGAAGTGTCAATGACTAAGACCATTAAACTACATCCGTCCAGTGTCCAGCGCATGTGGGGGCACACTACCAACGCATCATTTGATAATGGATGCCTTCGGTATATGGCATATAAACACCGGCTCGAAAACGAGGGTCGGACTGATATCGATGGTTTATATAAGGCGATAGGGCGTATTGGCGAGGAACGGGTATATGTCGAACTCCGCAAGACCCATGGCGCTGAAGATATTGGTATCGAGGTACCGATCAGACGGGAGGTGGCGTCAGATGTACTGATATCAGGGCGTATCGACTTTGTGACTCCTGATGCCCTCCACGAGGTTAAGACAACTATCTCTGATTACAAGCGGCGGAACGTGGTACGTAAGGGTATCCCCGATCCTAGTCATATAGGGCAACTAGTGACGTACCTACAGATGCGAGGGGATTCCTTGGGATACCTGTGGGCTCACTACGTCCACTTTAACCCTGAGACTCTTGACCTACAATTCGAGACACGCAAGTTTGAAGTAATAATCGAAGGGGAGACTGTCAAGGTTGACGGTGTATTCTACGATAAGCTAAGCAGCTATATGAGTTTCTACACGCACCTGCATCACGCACTTGTGGGTGAAGATTTGCCGCCTAAGCCAATCAGCGATAAACCTTGCACAAAGTGCCCTTTCAGTAAAATTTGTGCAGATAACCCTCAAGATCGGACGGCTTTTGACCGATTATATACTACGGCCGGGGTAGCGGAGATCGAGGCGGTCACTACTACCCCACACATCAAATGTCATAAGAGGAGATAACTATGACAAGTTTTAACGTAACATCTTTGGATCTAAGCGGCGTAACAGATGAAGACCTCGCGAGTAGTAGCCCGGATCAGGTACGGTACCTACGCAAGCCTGGCAAGTACGAGTTCACTATCGATTCCATTGAAGAAAAGGACATGCGTACAGACGCAGCAGGCAAGCAGTGGGGGAATATCCTGCTTCGAGCCTCAACCTCTACAGATGAAGTTTCGGACCTCAAAATGTCTGGGTTCATCAGTGTACCTGTAGAGACACTAATCTACACAGGCAAGTCTGGTAACGAGAGTAAAATTAAGACTCGGATCTTTAGTAGTTTAGTGTCATCCGTCACAGGTAACCCCATCAGTACGTCGGAACTACCAAGCATCATCGGTAACCTAGGTGATATCCTAGCACCGGGCGCGACGTTCACAGCGACTGTCAACTACCGTGCTGATCGGGTTATTCGCAATGACGAAAACGATTATCGTATCGCGCTAGTAGTGGGCGGTAACATGGTTGATGAAGACGGGGATGAGGTATCATTTGCAGACTATGATGGTGCCAAGGCTCACTACCGCAGTATCAAGGGATTTGACCCGGCCCGCGGACTTGAGTTCATCTCATTCCTAGCACCTACTAGCCAAGCGAAGAGTGCATAATGGATCCCAAGACTCAAGCAGCAGTGATGGGCGCGTTGCGGCGCGTCTGGCACCGCCACCCTAGACGGATTGCAATCCTAAAGGCCGCGGAGATAAGGGAGCCCCACTACCGAAAGGATGGGTCACGCGCTGCAAGAGACTTGGTATACTTTATATGTGCGGAGTGTGGGGGAAAGGCCAAGTCTAATACTAACGCTGAGTACCCTCAAGCACACGTGGATCATATCGACCCAGTTATTCCTATCGATGGCCCACGCCCCCCTTGGGGAACCCTAGTAGAGCGGCTATTCTGCTCTGATGATAATCTCCAAGTACTGTGTGGTACTTGTCACAAAGCCAAGACCAAGGCGGAAAATGCCGAACGTCGGGCGTATAAGAAGGATCACCATGACTAGACGATTCTTAGATGTGTTGGACGGTAGCGGTAAACCCGCCCGAGAGGTACAAACAACCTACTTCAACCACCTTGAGAAGACTATGGGGACGCATCGGGTTCATGGTGCCATGATGCCCCCCGGAGCTGGTAAGTCGTACATTGCCCGCACTATCCAACGCACAGTACCAAACGCTGTTATCATAACTCCGAACAACGGATTGGTTGATCAATACACGGATACCTACCCAGACCTTAATGGCCTAAAAGGTAAGGACTACTACGAGACCGAAGACGAATACCGAGCATCTAGGGTTCGCGCACTGTCTCATGACAACGTATTCAATCCACTGTCTTACTATTACTTTTACCTACAACGCCCAGAGCTACCACGACCGTCTACTGTCATCATTGACGAGGCGCATCGTATAGGTGATATGCTTATGCTTACTATAGCAAAGAGCCTGCAGTGTAACAAGCTTGGTATCCCCCTGGAACTAGATGAAAAAGAAATACAGCAATGGCTCGAAAATCAAGTCGCCAAGCTCGCACCATTTTATGAGCCGGAGAGTGGGCGCAAAACTAAGCTAGTACTTAGTGGGCAATATGAGCAACTGCAATTACTCACAGTATACCTGCGTAACAATATACGCAAGGTCAAGATATTCTATGAGCGCAAGGAGGACTACAAGGGTAGGAAACAGACGTTCCTTACAGTACAGCCCCTGGAAGTCCCAACGGATCTTATGAACATAATCTTTGGGGCCGACACTCGGATCTTATTATTTAGCGGTAGCATGACAACCGCCCACACCGATGTACTATTCCCCAAGGAAAAGAAGATCGACTTTGTGTACTTCGAGCCGCTGGCTACAGCCGATATTTTATATAGACCTATTGATAGAAAATTACGGCGTGACCCTCAAGTTATCGCAGACAGTATCCGAAGAGAGTATGTAGACCGAGGTAAGCCTAATACAATGGTGCATTTGACATACCATATGGCAAGAGAAATTGCACCCTTATTGAAAGACCTTAAGCCCGTGACTCATACCAAAGACAATAAGCTAACACAGCTTGAGGTATTCAAGGCCAAGGGTGGTATTATCCTAGCCAGTGGTATGGCCGAGGGTGTTGATCTACCTGGTGATATGTGTAGACTACTTATGATCCCGTTACTACTGTATCCCAACCGCGGTGATCAGGCCGTACAGAAGCGGCTGGCAATGCCGGGCGGACAGGATTGGTACACACTAGAAACAGCAATGACAACCATCCAACAACTCGGACGAGGTGTACGAGGCGCGTCCGATAGTTGTGTGGCGGTTATATTCGACGCGATGTTCCCTCGCCTATTCCAGGATCGGGTGGTTACACCGCATTTAACTAACGGCTTTAAGGAGGCTATTCAATGGCACAATGCAAAGAAGTAGTTTTAGTAATATCTGACACACAGATACCCTTCGACCACGAGGACTCATTGCGATTCCTTCGCGCGCTCGAGGCTCATGCGAACCCGACGTTAGTTGTGCAGGTGGGTGATTTAACCGATCAGCATGCCCTCAGTAGATACTACAACGATCCGGATGGTATGAGTGCAGGTGATGAGCTTAAGGCCACAATCAAACGTCTACGACAGTACTACAAGGCATTCCCTGAGATGAATGTTATCCTAGGCAATCACGATGAACGCCTCTATCAAAAAGCTTTTGAGGCGGGTATTCCCAGGAGCTACATTCGAGGGCTAGACGACGTACTGGAATTCCCGGAGGGGTGGGTGCTTCACGACGAGCTAGTAATTGACGAGGTAGTGTACGAACACGGGCATGGTCTAGGCAATGGCGGAGGTAACAACACATTCAAGAAAGCCGCGGATGTCAATATGTCACATACTGTATATGGGCACTTCCACGCGTCCGCAGGCATCAGGTACTTTGCTAACAAGAAGCATCTAGTGTGGGCCATGAACGTCGGTTGTCTAATGGACTCGAATAGTTATGCAGCCGCGTACGGTAAGCGGTTTCCGACTAAGCCTATCATTGGGTGTGCAGTTGTCGATCGAGGTGTACCAACGTACTACCCTATGATCCTAAACGCCAAGGGCCGCTGGATCGGGAGGTTATTCGCATGAACCTACTAGACCTAGCAGTTAAAATCAAAACAGACGGACTATTCGCAGTTGTCCTTGGATCGAGTGGTGCAGGTAAATCTCACTTCATAGGAACCTACCCAGGCAAGGTAGCATTCCTTTACGGGGCGGGGGAATCTCACGGCCCCGCCTCGGCACATAAGAATGGTGGTGATAATCTTTTGGCTATACCTTGGGATCAAGACGGGGGAGTTGTACTGGCTCCCGACAAGATTGTACCTAGGATTAAAAAGATACTCGACCCTGATGTATTGAAGGCGGCCGGTGTTAAATGCGTAGCGCTTGACTCCCTTACTAATTTATGCTTAGACATCAAGAAGACCACCGTGTTCAAGCAGCGTTGCTCTGATGCAAAGGGCAACCACAATGCCTATAAGGAGACTGAGGCATTGATTGAAATTATTAGTACTATCATCCGCCAGTTGCAGGTGCTCAATGATCAGCACGGTATTGATTCAATCTGTACTATCGACCTACAGGTTCAGAGTGTTGCCGATGACGGGTCTATCCTAGAATCGAAACCTGGACTACCTACGTTCGGTGTAGGCAAGGCATTGATTCAACAATTCCCTGATATCCTTATGCTAAATAGGCGTTCAGGCCAGACACCTGCATTCGAAAATGCTGCTAGGGTCGTGAGCAAGAGCCATGATCGAGATAGCAAGGCCACAGTCAAATTCGTAGAATACCACCCACGACTAAGGGGCGTCAATGAGTTACCAGAAATCATGCAAGCATCTGTACAGCAAATCCTCGACCTCAAAGGAGCTTAGGTTGAAATATCAATTCCGATGGCTTGCTGCATCCCTAGATTCGTTTCTTCACGGTCTTAGTGAAGCAGAGAAATACCTAGGAACTAAGGAGTTCACACTCGGCGTCTCTCAGGAGGCGTACGACAACCTTGATCGGAACCTACAACGAAGGGACTCAAGTGCTCCCCTCACCGTGTGGGGGATCCCGGTGGTGGTTGATGAGGACGCAGTAGGATTCAATACCATATGCCATAAACTAGACGAGTATGGTAGATCATGATCGTAGCCTTAGATATTGAAACTTGTACAGACCAAGGCGCTAGCTTTGAGTACTTCCGCAAGGATTTTCGTATCTTCTCTTTGTCCTGCGCATGGCGGGATGAGGGGGGCAAAATTACTTACTGGTTTAGTGACCACCCTGGGCGCATTGAGGCCAAGCTTGCATCCCTGGCACGTAGTCAGGATCAGCTAGTCGCACATAACTTAGCGTTTGAGTATGGGGTGATCACTAAACTATACCCCGCACTTGGCCTCAATTGGTGTGCCGACACTATGCGCCTAGCTCAACTTTACGATGCCGGGGGGGACGAGTTCGGTGAGCCTACCCTTACCACTGATCAGATGATGGCGTATGAGCTGGGCGAAATAACTGATGCTGATCTCGGCAAGATATGGAACAAGTCTAAAGGCTTGAGTCTCGAAGCGTGTGCTATGAGGTTTCTATCAGGGGATCAGCATTCCCACAAACTCCCTGCACACAACTGGCTACAAGAGCATCATGGTATCAAATCCAAGTTCGGCCAATTCCTTCATCTACTTCCTTTCGAGTACCTTGAGGAATATAATAATGCCGATACCCGTGTGACGCTGCTATTATATGAGCATCTTATCCAATGTCTTAAGGAGGCGTCATTCGATTGGGCGCGGGATAATGAGCTATACCAAATGCGTGTACGGCTTATGTCCGGCGCGTACATACGTGGCGTTAAGGTAGACCGTACATCGTTGTTCGAATACATCAAGCAGGTCGAAGCAGAGATAGAGGCCATGGAGCACCTGTTCTTTGAGGAGTTCGCTGATGCCCTAGTCAAGGTACAGGAGTACAAGGCGGATCAGTTATATCAAAACTTTATTTGGGATATGAAGCTCAAGTCTGATAGAGCCCGATGTAATCGGTGGGAGAAAATGATCAACGGTGATTACGATGATAGGTGGAAGCCATTTAATATTGGTAGTAGTCACCAGCTCCGAATTCTGTTCTGTGAAGTACTCGGAATGAACGCCAAATTCCTAACGCCCAAGGGTAGCCCGTCGTTTAAGTCCACTCACTTGGTACAGTGGGGTAGGGGCGGTGAAATACTCAAGAACCGTAAAAAGCGGATGATTGTGCTAGCACAGGCAGTGAACGTATATATTGCTTCAGCATTTGATGGCAGAGTACATCCAAGTATGCGTGTCTCCGGGACAAGAACCAATAGGATATCGGGAGGTTACAATGCCTAAGCCTTGGGTCAACATGAAGCCTACCGGATGTAGTGCGATCGATACGACTGTCGAGAAGCTCAACAAAACTAGGGGAGTACCTAAAGTTAACCTCCCCGCGCTTGCTAGAAGAGACGTGCCATTTATGGCGTGCTGGATCACGGACGCCGGGTATACTATGGTGTCGTCCGACTTCTCGTCACTAGAGCCTAGTATCACTGCGCACTTTTCACAAGACTATTTTTACAAGTACGCGACCTTTGATGGTATTGGTAAAGAGCCGTGGATACACGAGAACGGTACCTTGATGATTGATGACATTTATTTGATGACTGCATCTCGTATGCCGGGTATGTCCGAACCGATCGTAAACTTCTTTCGGGACTCAGCTAATTGTAAGCAGTGGGTTATTAACTCAGAAGTAATTAAAGATCACCCCCTGATTAAGCCGATAAGGAAGCAGGCGAAACCTGCATGTCTAGGGTTCAATTACGGCATGGGGCCAAAACGATTTGTAACCCAGGCATACGACGCAGGGTTATCTGTTACGCACTCAGAGGCAAAAGCAATGTTTGTATCGTACTGGGATTTGTTCTCAGGTATCCGCGACTTCACTAAGCGATTGGAATATATAATTAAAAAGCAAGGTGCTATTATTAATCCCTTTGGGTATAGACTAACGCCCGAGCCCCGCAAGGGCTACAATGCCTATATCCAATCAAGTGCCTCAGGTGTAGTGGACGTACTTAGCTTACTATTCTTTGATCGGTGTAAGTACGCAAAATTCATAGCCTTCATTCATGATGAGATCATCTACGCCGTGCCTGACAATAAACTTCAGGACGCGAAGATAATACAAGACGAGTGTGTAGAAGAGTTAAACAAGCTCCTGGGGTTCACGGTGCCAATGCGGCTCGGGTTCGTTGCGGGCAAATCATTCAAGGATTTCAAATGAGTTACAGTGTAGAACGAGATGAAGACGGCGGACTTAGAATGAGTAGTGAGAGAACGCGTGAGCAGCTACTACCTACCCATGACAGCCCTAAGCGAACCGTCGAAGATGCTCAGAAAGAGTGCCAACCCCAGACAGATTATGTCAATGCGGGTGGTGTAGGGGAGGATGAGATAGACATGCAAACCTACACAAGGGAGCTGATAGAGAAAATCGAGGCGGAGTGTGCGAAGGATGTGGATGGGGAATTCCAGGCGCTACATGCAGTCCGACATAATAAGGATAAGCCGCAGCTATCATTGATCCCATCATTGGCGCAAGAGTCTGAGGCACGCGTGTGGATGCTGGGTGCTGAGAAGTATGGCAGAGATAACTGGCGGAAACTATGGGGAGAGTCTACTGTATCTGTGATTATGGATTCCCTGTTGCGCCATGCTAATGCTATACTGAAAGGGGAACTGATTGATCCGGAATCCGGTGAGCCTCACTCCTCCCATATCCGCTGTAACGCCGCCATGTTAACTGAGTACACACTGCGTGATACAGAAACTTTTAAGTAATACCCCCACCTTACGGACTTATTTAGTACACGGGCTTAAGTTATAGGCATGTGTACCGATACGTCTATGGGTGCAAAGGAGGCACGTAAATGGATTTTAAAAATCATAAAATTGGAAAGTCCAGGATCAAGGCTACAGACCTCCCCCGCACTCTGTCCATACTAGGCCAGCATGTCAAAGTCCGCGTGACTCATATCGATAAAGTTGAGGACGAAACTCTCTATGGTCAATCCCATGGAGCGGAGCGTATCATCGATATCGATCTATACCATCCCAAGAAATTAATCCACTCTACTCTCTTCCATGAAGCCATTCATATGGCCCTCCACCTTTCTGGCCTTTCTGGACTTATTACACCTGATCAGGAGGAGGCGGTTGTGACAGCAATTGAGACCTCCTTTGCTCATGCTATAGACTTCGATAAACTGGTTCCACAAGACGAGGGTAGCTATGAAGATTCTTAAGTTCAACGGGCTATATCATGCAATCGGCGTTACAGAGTGTGGTGCCATATTACACGAGCGATTCGAATCTGCTGATGCAGCTTCTGCGTATCTTATATCAATGTCGGTGCGCCCCAAAACTCGGGACGACTACGTCAAATCACCAAGGAGTAATTGAGATGGTACGATTGTTTATTGTGCTATCAGTAATGGTAGCGGGTGTTTCCTTTGCTAAGATCGACCCAAAGAGTGTATTCAAAATCGAGGGGACGATAACCGAATCCCCTAACTTCATGCTCTCCATACTTGCCAGGGGCGCTCCCGTGACCCAGATCTCACTGATAACCAAAAAGATTACTGAATACACTAAGGTCAAGCGCAAGTCCATAACATTACTAATCAACACCTCAGGTGGTGAGACCGGGCCGGAGTTTCATAAATTCATAGCCACACTTCTGACACTGAAGCAAGGCGGTACAGTCGTGCGGTGCATCATCACGGGCCGGGCGCTAAGTGCTGGGGCGGGGATCTTCAGCAATTGTAATGTCCGCCTGGCCAAGCCCGGAGCACTTATTATGTGGCATCTAACGGCAGTGGCGGTAGTGGGTGGGCGTTACAATGCCGGGGCGGCTAGAGACCTTGCGCATAAGATACTACGCCTGGCCGATGAGATACATGGAACCTCAAAGCGACTATGGGCGCCGATGGTAGACCTCCTCCGTGATGATGACTACTTCCTGCAGCACCTCCATGCTCAGACCCGCCTCAAAGTATCCGACGTGATTAAGCATGTCCCTGGGTTTGCGAGGATGATTCCATGAGCCATATGCCCTTTTCGCTAGGTACCCCTCGCAAGCGCTTTAAGTGTACTGAGTGTGGGTTCGATCATATACGCCGTGGGTACGCTGTTGCCCACATGATGAATTGTGTGAACTGCGGTGGGATTGCTGTGTCTAAACTCACCGCCCGTGAGGAAGCGGAACGCAAGGCGGAGCGTTTACGTAGTTTAAGGAAGCCGCGTCGATGAGTATGTATCAATACTATGAGCGATTACAGAACATCCTTGAAGATGATGTTGATCACCTACTCACAGAGCCTGATCCGGCTAAACGTGACCCTAAGATAATCATGAATAAACTCAAGCTCATGCAAGAGTGTGAGGATATTCTAAACGAGTCCCGTAAGGATGAGACGGAGATAAACTGGGAGAAGTTGAGTCCCACTGCACAAACTGATATACTTAAGATAATCCAACGTGACTTAGGAGTCGACGCATGAGTGAGCTAAGAATCGACAAGAACGCCGTTAAAGCCCGAGCTGTAAATCCCGAAAAGGACGTGAACTTTATCCTCAGCACATGGCTAAAGTCATACCATAACTCCTCGTTTGCAGGTGCCATACCCAATGCTGAGTACTACCACTTCCACCAGCTCCTGATTAAGAAGATTCTAACAACGTCTTCAAATAATATCACAATCCTATGCTCCGCAGATGACGAAGATCAAATCTTGGCGTACAGTGTATACAATACTGAGGAGCCTTTAATCCACTACATCTACGTTAAATACCCATTCAGGCGCTTTGGGTTAGGTAGGTACTTGCTCCTTTCAATTCAAAAATTTCATGGTAACCTCCCTCTATCCTGCAGCCACATCGCCAAGCGCTGGGCGCAGAAAGCTAAGAAATTCAATCTTAAGTTCAACCCCTACCTGATTGGAAAACATGACGAAGTTGAGTCCCCGACAGATGAAGGCGATGCTGAGTAGAAGGATAGCCACTACGGCATCCTCACCCGCCTGGTTTAAAAATAGCTTCCCCGAACAGATCGCATACATTAAAGACCCTGCGTCACTAAAGGCCGCCCGTTGTACGCGGCGTGCAGGTAAGTCATACGGCGCTGGGTTATACCTATTCAAGGAGGCGTGGGAAAACCCCGGAGTCTCGGTGGTTTACATCGCTCTGACCCGAGATAGTGCTGAACGTATTATGTGGAAAGACGTACTCAAGGCTATTAACCGAGACCTAGATTTAGGCGCTAAATTTAACGACCAAAAGCTGTATGTGACATTACCTAATGGCAGTGTTATTTACCTCTTGGGGGCTGACGCCAGGGAGGACGAGATGAATAAACTCCTCGGGCAAAAATTTAAACTAGCCATAATTGATGAAGCGTCTAAGTATCGTATTGATATTACTAGATTAATCTTTGACGTACTCAAGCCAGCAATGGCGGATTTACGCGGTAGCATTGCGTTGATCGGGACTCCTGATAACTTCATCAAATCGATCTTTGCTGATATCACTAGGGGTCGTGTGCCTGGGTGGTCGGTACATAGGTGGTCGGCATCTGATAATCCCCATATGACTATGCAGTTTGCTGATGAGATAGCCAGCCTTAAAGCCAAGGATCCCAAGGTCGAGGAGAGGGCATGGTTCATTCAGAATTATATAGGTGAGTGGGTTGTGGATACCAAGGCATTGATTTACCAGTATGACAATGAGAACGTTGTGTCTGAGATACCACGCCACAACTTTACATACTACCTGGGTACGATGCTCTCATATAGTGGCTACTCCTCCTTTGCTGTGGTGGCCACTGCTCCCTCCGAGGGTAGGGCTGCGTTCATTGTCGAGGCGTTTAAGCGCCCCGCCGGGGATCTACATGCTACCCTCGAGGAAGTCATAAAGCTCAATGCCAGATATAACTTCGCAGGGATTGTGGCGGCTGATGCGTCCCATCGTCTAACCGACGAGATACGCCGACGTTTCCCTATATCGGTTGAGGCCGCCCCACCTGAGCGGGATAAATCCGCCCTTATTAAATTATTTGTTTCCGAGCTGAGCCAAAATAATATTAAAGTTTTTTCAGGGAATACCGATATATTAGAAGAGTGGGATGCAGTCATCAAGGATGATAAAGCCCCACGCACTGCACTTCGAGAACACCCCGCATGCCCTAACCAAGTTTCTACCGCTGCATTATATGCCTGGGCCAAATGTACGAACTATCACTACGAACCCCTATCTACAAGCGATGACCCCAATGACGCATACTGGGATAGACTCTCTCAAACCGCCTACCAAGAAGGCATCGACGCCTTTGAAGATTTCTTCAATTGAAGACCTGTCTGCATTACTTGCTGTTATGGAAAAATACCACGTGACTTCTCTTGAGTATAAGGGTATAATACTAAAGCGAGCGATCTTGGTAGACGCAGTATCTACCTCACCCACCATGTCTGAAGACAATTCCGATGACGAGCCTCAACCCGAACACACAACGTCCCCGGAAGAACTCGCATACGCATTACATAATCTAGGATCATCTCTATAGTGAAGCCTCCTATTAAGCATAAGTTACAGCGTGCTACGGCCGATCAGCCCTATCAAACATGGTGGGTTGCTGATGACGGCATGGTGCATAGTCATCTGATAAGTATGGTCAATGCGATTACTCAGGCTCAATCTGAGCAACGCCTTCAAGATCTAAGGCACGCATATTTATACCAAAATCGATCTACCTCCGACGTATTCCTAGGCAACGCTAGTCGTAGTCTACCTGATAGATTCCAGGTCACATATAACGTGGTCAAGTCTGCTATTGATACCCTGACTGCGCGTATTGCTCAGAACCGCCCCCGCCCTCGTATCCTAACCGAGAAGGGTGACTACGATAAACAGAACCGAGCTAAGAAGCTTACCCAATATATCGATGGGTTACTGTCGAGTGCTAAGACTTACCGCCATGCTGCTCGTGCATTTAAGGATGGTGGTATCTTTGGTACAGGTGTGATTAAGGTTATTGCCGACACTGAGGCTAAGAAGATTAGGACGGAACGCACGCTAATCACTGAGATAGTTGTTGATGATATGGAGGCTGCATACGGCGACCCTATGTCCATGTATCAAGTCCGCCTGGTTGCACGGGAGGTGTTAGCACAGCAATTCCCTGAGCATGCGGGTAAGATCCTCCATGCGGAGTCTGAGCCACTACAAGGTAAGCTAGCCAATACCAATATGATTAAAGTCATAGAGGGGTGGCATTTACCCGGTGCTGATGGGACTGGTGGCCGTCACGTAATCGCCATTAATAACGAGACCTTATTTGATGAGGTCTGGAAACACGATTGTTTTCCATTCGCATTCTTCAGATATCTAACTCAGATTGCTAGCTTCTATGGTCAAGGTATTAGTGAAGAGTTAATGGGGACGCAACTAGAAATCAACAAGATTCTTAGAGATATACAGCGTGCACAGAACCTCATTGCGGTTCCGCGTGTCCTTATGGAGATGAACTCTAAGGTTATCACCTCCCACCTAAATAATGAAATTGGTAGTGCTATTAAGTACTTAGGTGTTAAGCCTGACTTTTTTACTCCGACTGCTATGAACAACGAAATATACAGCCATGTCAAGTGGTTGATTGCGTCTAGTTATGAGAAGGTCGGTATATCTCAGTTATCTGCTACAAGCAAGAAGCCTACAGGACTAGACTCAGGTAGGGCGCTCCGTGAGTACAAGGATACCGAGAGTGAGCGCTTCGCCACTACCGAGGCTAACTACCGAGAATTCTTTGAAGATATCGTAGGGCTCTCATTAAAGTTTAGCCGTGACCTATATGAGCATAGCCCTGGGCTATCTATCAAGTCTGAGACCGGTAAATTCATTGAGTCCATAAAATGGTCAGATGTCGATATGGATGATGACAAGTTCACATCGCGTGTATATACCTCCTCTATCCTCCCCTCAACTCCTGCGGGTCGCCTCCAAAAGGTCGAAGAGTATGTACGCGCGGGGTGGATGGATCGAGAAGCTGCATTACGCCTACTAGACTTTCCAGACGTGGATTCATGGGAGACCATGGAAACAGCCGACCGCAACTATGTAGAACGTATCATCGGAGACATCCTTGGAAAAGGGAAGTACATTCCACCGGAACCTGAAATGCTTTTGGATAAGGATATTGAGATTGCGCGCAAAGCATACCTCGAAGCCCTTAATACAGACGCCCCTATGGAACGTGTGGATCTTCTATTGCGTTGGATTGAGGCCGCTGCATCCCTACTACCGGTTGCTTCTGCTTCTGATATTGCACCTGTATCACCTGTAGCGCCGATGGCACCGTCTGCAACTCCCATGCCAGTACCTCGATCTGGCTTGTTACCCCAGGGATAGGATCCCTCACACAAGGATAAATTATGGCTTCCATGTTCATGTCAATGCTGGCATCCCTGCTATCTTCTTACGTAGCACGCCTTGCCACTAAAGAGTTCGCCCATTGGGCATTGTTTGAGATCGCCACCTCAATAGTTAAGTCAACCGAGACAGATCAGGACGACAAATGGCTAGATGCTGTCAAAGATACAGTCGAAGGTAAGGGTGCACCGCACCTGTAACATGACGATATTAACCACTCTAATGACAGGAGGATACGAACATATGAGTGACGCACAAGCAGTAGAATCAGAAGCAGCGGCAGCAGTGGTAGAAGAAACCGTGGTGCCGGAAAGTGTAGCCCAAGAGCAATCAGTGGGTGAAAAAGTGACAGAAGCTGTCCCTGAGGTCAGCAACGACCTTTCAGCACAGTTCGCCGAAATACAGCGCAGGGAGCGAGCAATACGTTCCCAGCAAGTTAAGCAGCAACAGACCCTTAAGGCCGAACGCGAAAAATGGGTCAACGAGCTTAAGCAAAACCCACTAGCTAAACTGCAGGAACTAGGTCTCAGTAATGATGATATAGCTAATGCAGTCCTAGATACGCCGGCAGCACCCTCCGCTGAAGAGTCAATGCGCCATGAACTCCAAGAGTTACGTGCACGACTCGATAGCCAAAATGCGGCCGAGCAAGAAAAATCAAACCAGCGTATGCTTGACGACTATCGTCAGGAAGTATTTGCCGTCATTGAGTCAGACACCGAGAACTATGAGTTAATTAGCCAGTCTCGGAATGGTAAAGATCTTTACTGGGATACAATCGTGGCATACTACCAGGAATATGGGGAAGCCCCGGATCCAAAGAAAATCGCCGAACAAGTCGAGAACCATCTCTATGAGGACGGAAAGAAATTCTTGGGTACAAAGAAGTTTGCCCCCGCACCGAAAGTTGAGGCCGAAGTAAGTAATGCACCGGCCGACATGTCTGCAATTGTCTCTAAGACATTGAATAGCAAGCACACAATGCAGGCTGCACCCATGGTAAAATTCGTAGGTAGCGATAGCGCGCGCTCCGCAACGTCTGCGTTTGCCCGTCATCAAGACGAGAAGCGTAAGGCACTCACAGCCAAACTTAACCAATTAATATCTAAAGGATAATAAAAAAAATGGCTATCTTAAACATGACAACTGCTGATCCAATCCTCAAAGAGCATTACGACCGGCAATCCGTGGACAACCTAGTTTACAAAAAGAACCCCCTACTAGCTATGCTCCCAAAGAAAGAAGACTTTCGCGGTCGTAACTACCCAATGCCTTTGGTATATGGTAGCCCTCAAAACCGTAGTGCTTCGTTTTCAACTGCGGTTGCTCAATCATCCTCGTCTGCAACTGAGGCTTTCGTCCTAACTCGAGTCAAGAACTACTCTCTTGCATTCATCGACGGTGAGACTCTTAAGGCCACTGAGGGCGATGCTAACGCATTCGTTGAGGCTGCAACCCTCGAAATTGATGGTGCTATTAACTCTCTTTCCAATGACATTGCGTTCTCTATCGGACGTGATAGCAGTGGATACCGTGCCCAAGTTAGCGCTGAGCCGGCTGTAGCAGGCTCTGCTGTTATTACACTTAAAAATGCCCTTGACGTTGCTGGCTTCGAGGTCGGACAATCAATCGTTATTCACTCCGCAAAGAGCGGGGGCTCCGCCCGTATTTACGCCTCTGGTGTTTCATCGGGCCTCATTACTGCTGTCTCTCGTGGTCGTGTTACTAGTACGATCACTGTCGGTGTGGCATATGATGGCAACGGAACTATCGCCCCTGATGACTACATTTTTGTCGACGGTGATCGAGGTAGCAAGATATCAGGACTTGAGGATTGGTTGCCGGACAGTGCTCCATCCGCCACTGTGTTCTTTGGTGTAGATCGTAGTGCTGATACTACTCGCCTAGGCGGCGTACGTACCGATGGTACTGGTATGCCTATCGAGGAGGCTCTTATCGATGCTGCTCAGGATATCGCTACTGAAGGTGGAATGCCTGATTATGCGTTCCTTAACTTTGCTCAGTACAGCAAGCTTATTAAGCAGTTAGGTAGCAAGGTTCAGTACGTAGACCTTGAAGTCAATGCTGTAGTCGGGTTCCGAGGGATCTTGATCCACGGTGCACACGGCGAGATTAAGGTAGTTCCTGATCGAACTATTCGAGATAAGCGTGCATACCTTCTCCAAATGGATACTTGGAAACTCTGCTCTCTGGACGCAGTTGTTCATATTCTCAACAGCGATGGCCAGCAAATGCTGCGTCAATCAACTGCGGATGCTTACGAGATTCGAGTTGGTTCATACGCACAGCTTGGCTGTTCAGCACCCGGTTTTAACGGTGTTGTTACGCTCGATTAATATTGAGTCAATCAGTCGGTGGATGTCCGACCATTGGGGTGGAATGCCCCTCAACCTCACTACTACTTTAAAGGACTTTTAATTATGGCTTCTGCCTCTTACTACCGTGATGGTGGTGCTAAAGAGCCTGGTATTGTGCATCTCTTCATGAGAGCTGATATTGGATCATCAGGCGACCCAACCATTGACGTTGCCAACTCTAAGGGCGTTGCGTCTATTGTGCGTAATGATACAGGTGATTACACAATCACTTTGGATCAACCTTATAACCTCCTCCTAGCATGTAACCCGATGCTCCTCGAAGCGGATGATACTGATCTAACATTTCAGATTATATCCCAGGACGTTAGCAATGCAACTCCGGTTGTGAAAATCGGTGCCCATGCTGCATCATCTCCGGCCGATCCCCCATCCGGATCCGACCTCTATGTCCACCTTGTTCTACGTAACTCTTCAGCAGGATAAATCACATGCACCCCTTAGCTCTATCTATCGCTAAAGACGCGAAAAAATCTGCGAAACCTGCCGCCGATAGTGGTGAGCTTCGGTCACGTGCCCGCACTGCTGCGGCTCAGAAATTAATTAAAGCACTACAAAACGGCGACGCTGAGGCATTACTAGCAGGCTTCGATGAACTACAAGTCATGGCCGAAGAATCGATCGAAGATGACTCCGAAGAATTAAAGGACGAAGACTAATGGCGGTAACGCTTTCCACTCTCAAGTCCCGAGCTAGACAGCTTGCCGATATGGAAAATTCCACGTTCATTGGGGATACGGCTGAACTACTGAATATGATTAACGGTTCTTACTATGAGCTATATGATCTTATAGTTGACTCCTTTGAAGACTATTATGTAACATCAACAACGTTCACACTCACGTCTAGTGACAGCGGTGTGTATGCTCTACCTGCTACATTTTACAAACTCCGCGGAATGGATCTCCAAATTGGGGGTAACTACGCGACAATGTATCCATTTGATTGGAATGCCAGGAACCGTCATGCCAATAGACGCCGGGCTCAATACCGCCTCATGGGTTCAAACCTCCGCATCGAACCTAGGGATAATGCAGTAGGATCTTATCAGCTATGGTATGTACCTACATTAACTGCATTAAGTAACGATGCTGATGAACTAGATTCAATTATGACACGTGCTGGTTGGGAGGAGTATATAGTGGTAGACGCTGCTATAAAGATGCTCAGCAAAGAGGAATCTAGCACCACTCACCTAGAACGAATGAAGGCGAGCGTCAGGGCACGTATCGTGGCCGCCGCAGCCCAGCGTGATATAGATCAACCGGAGCGTGTCTCCGACGTACATGATGCAGTAGGGGACGACGATGAGGGCCGTTTCAGATGATAACCATCCCCCCGTTCAAAACCCTTAAAGTACAAGACCCAGTAATGGATCGCGTGCAGGCTAATATCGAATTGGTCCTCTCCCCCCTAGGCAATATCCCACTTCTCTCCGGTATCCTGCTCCCGGATATTGTCCTCGGTTCGTCCGAGACGGCCGTGAAACACAAGTTAGGGCGAGCCCCAAGGGGCTGGCTGATTGTAGACAAGAACGCTCAACAAGATGTATGGCGGACTAACGCCACCACCCTCCCGACACAGTTCCTCAACTTGACTGCTGCCGGTACTGTAACCGTAACCCTCTGGGTATTTTAGGAGAAGCTAGTAGTGGCAACCACTCTAAACATGGCACTGGTATTGCCCGTCGTAGGTTCCACGGCTGGGCCTACATATGCGTCACTAAATAACTCGGCCTTTGATGCAATTGATACGCATGACCATACAAGTGGTAAGGGGGTGCGGATCCCATCCGCAGGTATCAACATTAACGCAACGTTAGAGTTTAATTCCAACGGTATGTCTGAGGTATCGTTCATTACCTTAGAATCTCAGTCTACTGCGCCGACCGGTGTCCAGTCTATATACGTCAACAATAGTAATGACTTGTACTACAAGAATGCTTCAGGCACTGCAGTTCAGATAACTGCTAGTGGTAGCCTAGCTGCGGTAGGTAGTGGTGTGATCACGTACAGTGCTCCGTCCTCCTACCCTCACGCCGTATCCACAGGGGACGCACAAAAGGTTCTTGGAGTAGATACGTCGACGGCAAAAACTCTAACACTACCAGCGGCTTCCAATGAAATGGCATTTTGGGTTAAAGATATTGCAGGATCTGCCGATAGTAATAATATCACCGTCACCCCAGACGGCTCCGATACGATCGAAGGTGCAAATGCCGATTGGCTCCTAAACGAAAATAACAGCGCCCGCATGTTTATTAGTGACGGCGTATCAGCCTGGTATGTTCTGTAATGCCCTTAAATAAAAAGACTATTGATATCCCAGTAAGCGGTGGTATTAATCAAAAAATCTCTTCAAAGACACTGCCGTCCCCGTTCCTACACACATTGCAGAATGGTAGGTACAGGGTCGAGAATCGTATTGACAAGCGGTATGGCTATGATAGCTTAGGTACTTCCATCTCAGGGGGTACGTCTACTATGTCAAACCTCGAGGGTCTATCTACGATCCGGGATGAGCTGCTTGCGTTTACATCAAGTAATCTATATTCATATTCAGAGCTTACATCGAAGTGGGTAGACAAAGGGGGATTTACCCTCACCACCCCAGGCCTCACTTCGATTGTGTCGAGTCCTACAGATAGTTCTGGCGTCGATACTATATCCGCAGGGGGTATTCAAGTCACCATATGGGTCGAGGGTGCATTATACTACTATAATGTAGTTGACGTTGTTACCGGCGTTACTTATGCAAGCAAAGCTAGTTTGGGTGAGGACTATGGTAGTCGGCCTAGGCTTTTTTCCTATACAACTGCAGGTGGCAGTGTCGCAATAGGGATCGCATTGTATGTGTCCTCGTCGACGGCTATTGTCATAAAATCCATTCGAGCCGCATCACCTACTGCGATCGCAACCGCAACGCCATACACAGACGTATCTTCTACAGGTGCATTTGATATCGCATCCTTCGGCTCAAACCTCTATTTGTTCTACCATATCACTGGGGGCAATGACGTCCGCCTTTCACGGATCACGGGCGAGACACTCACAGTTGCAGCGACAACCTCCTTCACGTCGTCTGCTACACCGATGGGCGCCAGGTCCATGGCAGTACATGTCGACGATAATGGTGTATGGCTCGGGTGGTCTGTGTCTACTACAGTCCGCTCTAAACTGTATAGCACTAGCCTCGTTCAACAATACGCTGAAACGTCTATGGGTGGCTTGTCAGGTGTGGCAGGGCTATCTATAGGTACAGACATTAATGCCGCGGGTGACCGTCACGTAACGTATGTCGCAACTAAGGCTAACGCAACGGATAGTCACTACCAAACATTCCAAGGTAGTGTGGGTACAGATGGTACGGCCACAGCCCTATCTCGATTCTTTGGGAGTGTGGGGGCGGTGACTAGGCCCATGACTCGTAATGGTGTTATGTACTATGTTGTGTTACATGACAGCCCATTGCAAGCCACCTATTTTGTTATCACTTCTACGGGTGCTATTATCAGTAAGTTCCTGGCAGGCGAGGGTGGTACCCATGACTCAGTATATAGACACACAAACTTCAATCTAGTATTGGCATCGGACACTGCAAGCGGGGTGGATGTAGACACTGCATATTTTGGGTGCCTACGTAAAGGTCGCGTACAGTCTGCTAATGGTACATTATTTGCATCAAAATTGCCTCGGGTTGCTTCCCTAGCGTTCGATCCATCTGTGCGGAATATCACGGCCAAAGTGCAAGATAATCTACTAATTGCCGGCGGCTCCTTGTTGTCATATGACGGTGAGTCCACTACAGAGTATGGGTTTGCACTATACCCTGAAGGTGTTACATATCAGGTGGATGCAACACCAGGAGCCATTGCGAACGGTACCTACCTGATATATGCGTTATATGAGTGGACAGACGCCCAAGGCGTCCGCCATCAGTCTGCACCATCAATTCCGATAACAGTGGCGTTGACCGGGAGTAATGACACAATCGACGTGAGTATCCCCACACTAAGGATGACGGACAAAGACGGTACGACCCGAGCTAACATTAAAGTTAAGCTATACATGACTGAGGCTGGGGGGACAGTCCCATACTATATAGCGGCCACGGACAATCTTACTGCTAACAATACCGTAACCATGCAGTTAACGGCTGCCCCTAGTACATCAAATGAAATACTGTACACGTCGGGCGGAGCATTAGAGAACATTGGCGCTCCGTCCCACACCATTGCATTGACACATGATAACAGGATCTTTGTGGCGGGGCTGGCTGATGAAAATCGTATACAGTTTAGCAAGGAGATTCGGCCCCTAACCGGAGTCGGGTTCAATGAGGATTACTCAATTGACGTTGATCCGTACGGCGGTAAGATCAAAGCCCTTGCCTCCATGGATGACTACCTAATCGTCTACAAGGAAACGGCCACGTTTGTGATTGCAGGTAGTGGTCCGAATGACTCGGGTGTTGGTTCTAACTATAGCCCCCCTCAACTAGTGTCATCTGACGTTGGGTGCAGAGACGTTAAGTCTGTTTTACAGACGCCCCAAGGAGTCGCATGTATGTCTCGAAAGGGTGTACATATGCTAACCCGCAGTCTTAATATGGAATATATCGGAGACAAGGTTGAGGACTACAACGACGCGGTTATCCGATCTACTGAGGTTCTAACCGACAGTAACGAACTACGAATGGTTACAGACCAAAACGTAATACTCGTATACAACTACTACTTTGGGCGTTGGTCGGTGGATACCGCACCGGGGGCTGTAGATGCAACCAACTGGAAAACATCATACTTATATATATCATCGTCAAAGGTTATGAAAGAAAATCCTACCAGTTACCTAGATGATGGCTCCTATGTTTCGATGAAAATCCGCACTGGCTGGCTACATATCGGAGCGTTGCAGGGATTCCAACGGGTGTACCGTCTCGCACTATTGGGCACATACCATGCCAACAACTCATTCGCCATTAAGACCTACTACGATTACTCTGAAATTACTCAAGGTACATACAACGTCACGGCGAATACACTAGTGAATACGGCAGTATATGGGGACAGTACTACGTATGGTGATGACACATTCTACGGTGGGGGGGATACCGACGAGGTTTATCAGCTCCGCCTACACCTCGCCAAGCAAAAGTGCCAGGCAATTAGTTTTGAAATATCCGATTCAACGGTCGGCTCCAACAACACAGGACAAGGGTATAGCCTAGATGGTCTCTCACTCGAAGTGGGCGGCAAGGGCGGTGTCTTTAGAACCAGTAACACAAGGTCGATATAATGGCAATTTTTGGTATAAATCTTACAGGCATGGGCAGTATCGCACTCCCTTCAACTAACGATGGCGGGCTACCTAGGGAGTACGCCACTACCGCGCCTGGGCCAGATAATTTAGTCGATAACCCCGCCATGGACATGACGCCTGAGCAGGCACTAGAAAACATAGGTAAGGGCCAACTACCGGGGATGCTTAGCAGTATAGAGGGTGATGGTAACCTACAACAGCGCGGCGGAGGCGGGGGCATACTCAACGCACCTGGTATCAAGGGCGTTGTGGATACTCTTAGGGATGAGGGTTCGAAGGTCGTTCGGGATGTCGCCAGGCCTATCACAGAACAGATGAGCTTCGCCGAAGATATTGCCAGAAACGGTATGGGCGCACTCAACCCAGACAAATTAAAAGAGCTCATCAGTCGCCTAGGCTTGCCCACAATGGGTGATATAATGGGAGGCGGAGGCGGAGATACAACCGCTACCGGCGGTCGTGAGATTGCTGGTGATGCTGGTAATGCTGGTAATACTGGTAATGCTGGTCTCCTACCTCAAGTAAATTTCACAGGGATTAGTGGGAATTTTGACCCAAACTTGGAGCAGCAAGTATCCCAGCTAGGGAAAAACTTCATAACTCCTGTACAGTTAGATCCTATATCGGGTAGGGCCGCTAACCAGGTAGACCTAATTTCTATGCTTAGCCGACAAGCTCGTGGCGAGGGTGGCCCTAGTCCAGCGGAATTACAACTCAAAGCCGCCCAAGATGAAAACACGAATCGGGCGCTAGCAATGGCTGCGTCCATGTCAGGTCGAGCACTACCTGCATCACAGCGCCAGATACTACAGCAACAAGCTATGGGTGCTCAGGGTGCAGGCCAGCAGGCGGCTATCCTACGGGCTCAGGAGCAACTACAGGCGATGCAGCAGCTCGGCGGTGTGGTTGGTACTGCTAGGGAGCAGGACCAACTCCGGGCTAAGTTGGGGCTCGATGCGCAGACTACAGACAGAGACTTCCAGCTCCAATCCGGCCTAGCAGATCAAGCCGCATTCAATAGTGCCTTGGGGCAAAGTGCAGGCATCTCGGCAGACTTACGTAAATCAAATGCGGGGTTTGCACTAGATGCGTCTAAATCAAATGCGGGGTTTGCACTAGATGCGGCTAAATCAAATGCCGCAAATGCTATGATGGGTCGGGGCCAAGACCTTGGAGTATCTGAGGGGTTGCTTGAACGTAATCTCAGGCGCGACCTGCAGGACTCACAGGCACAGTCAGCCGCTGATAGTGCCCGAGTGGCGCGGGATACAGCAATCGCCGGAGGGGTAATCGAGGGGTTTTCGTCGATGATACCCATGGCAGCAGCCGGTTCGGATAAGCGCCTTAAGCATGGTATCAAAAATGTAAG